TAGCAAAAAAGGCGATAAAGAAGCGCGAGAAAGCGCAGCAGCTATTAGGCGACAAACTTTAGAAGCATTGGACTTTGGTAGTAACTATATGCTCGGCACTGCAAAATTTAGATTTATTGAATTTGGTGATAATACAGACATTGAAAGCAAGAGTGTGTCTGCAACATTTCAGTGCGTTGAGGCAGGCTTTAGGCCCACAACAAGTTATGACCTTACACAACCAAGAGTTGAAGCACCCGGAACAAAACAAGATTTAGAAACAGCGCAAGAAATTTTAAGAAACGATCCAGAAATTATAACAACAACAAATGTAGACGGAGTAATTATTTCAGAAGTGGAAAAATTAGCTTCGTTGCCTAGAGCAGACGAAATTACTGTTTTTGATCAAAGCCTTGGTATAGACATTTCGTTTAAGGCAAATCCTCCTGCTTCTATAACATGGACAAACACGTATTCAGCTAACAATTCTTTTGACACTCCTCGTAACGGCTCTATTGCTTTTACAGAGAAAGCGCAAAGAAAAGCTCTTGCTAACCCACCAAAGTTAACTGGCAAGGAAGCCAGAAAATTGTTGGCAGATCGGGTTGATGCTCTTCAAGATTTGCTAGCTGCTATCGATACTGGAAATTATGACTTAGATCCTGGTAGATATCAAGAAGATGTTGGCGATTTACCTGCTGGCAGAGTAATAGATTCAAAAGTTAACTTTCATAGTATCAGAAGTGGCGAACAACACGTAGGCTATAATTCACCATTTCTTAAATCGTACAATTTAAGACCTGGCCAAAGAGTTCCATATAGTTTAAATTATATTAGCGAGAATGGCACAAGTTATTACTTTTGGTTTAATGGCGTAACAAGACAAAAAACAAATGTAGACAACCCTAAATTTTTTCCAGACGATGGAACATTAATAAATTTACGAAACGCTCTTGCATTAAAACTTCAAAACAGAAGCGATAATTCAGCTGGAGCAGACACACTCACTCAAAAATATACAGACATTAGAAATGATTCAAAAAGAGACCCGCAGCCTGGCGCTGGAGCTGATGTAACAAGAAAAAATTTAGTTTTAAACAAAGACTCTGAGTTAGAAATATACAGCTACATCGATAACGCTATTGGAGCGGAAGATGATGAGCTGCAAAACTTACGCACGCAAATTAATGAGCGAGTTGCCAGAAATTTAAGTATTCAACGTAAAGAAGCTCGCAAAATTATACGTGCAGACATTAAAACGCTTAAAGACGAAAGGGAGGGCATTCCTCCGGGCGCGGACATTCCTGACCCTGTTGGAGCGGAAGCAATCGAAGATTTGTTTGAAACTCTAATACAAGAGAAAAAAGATGCTTTGTCTAATATTGACAATATTCTTTCCAACTGGGATTTTTATGTTGAAGCTTTAGACAATAGCTTTTTTACAAAATCTTTAGTCAAGAGCGAAGAAGCATCTTACGACACTCTTAGTGCGTGTAACTCAGTCAAATTTTCTTTAAAATCGCGATTAAGTCGTAGGATTTCAGGTCGTCAAAAAAAATATAGTGATCAAAAAATGGAAGAATATAGTGCTTCAGACAACGGAGTAAAAAGTCGTTTGGCTTTTTTCCGAGTTTCGTACAAAAAGAATGCTGATAGCGCATTTAAAACTGCACCAATACTATTTGCTATTCGCAGAGGAAGCGACGCTGACTTTTACACACAATTAGATTTTTATTGTAACACTTTAGCAAAGTGGCAATTTAAATTTGACCCTGTGTTTGATCCACAGGCAGAATTTCGGAAAAATGCTTTTACTGCAGGCTATGCAATGATCGAAAACACAACGGATGTAGAAAACATCTCTGTATCTACGTCAGATCCAATAGTAAACGCAACTTTTTCGTGGTTTGGTAGAACTGTTGCTGCAGAAGCAAATACTAAATTTCCCAATGAAGATGAGCGTGGTCCGGCTAGGACAAATGAATGGGATTTGTTTTCTGTAAACTCAGACACTCAAGTTCAATTTAGTTTTGAGTCTGGCCCTGAAATTAATTTAACTGCAGTAACAGAGCAACAGTTTGACACAAGTTATAGAAACAAATACAAAAACATGACAATGATGTCGTTAGGCATTTTTGCCGGACGAGGCATTGAAAGCTTGCGAAGCTTGACTGCATTAGTAACGCATGGAAAGCTTTGCCGGACAGTCGAGTCGCCTAAAGAAGCCACAGCTTCTAGCAGTTACGCTCCAGATATTTTTGTAGATACACTGTTAGACAAAATAAACGGAGTGGGCCAGTATATTACAGGCGCAAACATTGATACTGTTAGTCTTCAGCTAGCCAAAAATTTTTGTATTCATAACAATTTGCCTAGGGAGGCAGACGACGCAGAAAAAATTGACTTGTTTATGGATGGAATTATTGCTGATGCTGGTTCATGGCGCGAATTCTGGATAAATGCAGCACCTTTTAGCCTGCTGGAATTGGCGCGGAAAAATGGTAAAGACACCCTTGTTCCTGCTATACCATGCGACGATGAAGGAGTTGCTGCCGACGATGCAGGCCTTCCAACAACAGTAACAATTGCAGCATTATTTACGGCTGGAAATGTTTTAGAAGGCTCTTACAAAGAAGAATTTTTAAACTACGGCACAAGCACTGAAGATTTAATTGCTTCTGTGATTTACAGGGATTACAACAAAGACGAAATGTTCAGTCAAAAAAGAAGTGTTAATGTAAAACTAGAGGACGTAGCAGACAGAGCAGCAGTTAGGGAAACATTTGATTTAAGCGATTTTGTTACCGAAAAAGAACAAGCAATTATGTTTGGTAAATTGCTTTGCAACCAACGTCGTCACATGCGCAAAGGCGTTGAGTTTCAAACTTTGCCTTCCGAGGCAGGTCTAGAACCAGGAGATTTCATCTACGTCGATATTGGTGTGAAAACCTGGGATCATTATTCGTCTGGAATGGTAATGAAAGGTGGTGAATTGAATACGCCGCTGAGAGATCAACAAAATGTTGGAAGTGATGATTTCAACTTTTTGCTTTACAAGCCTAAGACCTCAGATTTTAAAACGTTAACTGCCGTCTCCGTTCAGACAACAGTAGACGGAGTCAGTACTGCTTCTAGTTTGAGCCCTGGGTACGAGGGGTATATGTTTGTCATGGGTTTGGACAAACCAGACAAGCGTGTTTTTAGAATTACTGAGCTTGCTATCGAAGAACAAGGCGAGCTGAGCGTTAAGGCTGTTGAATACCCGTGTTTTGAAGAAACAGGTGGAACTCGAGCCCATATTGCAGACTTCCGTAGCAGCAAGTTTAAGGTGAGCTAAGATAATGGCAATGTTCAGGCCAAGCGAATGGCATTTTTCACTGGCCGCAGTGGCTCACTTGTTTTCAATAACAAGCCTGTAGCAAAAATCCGTGACTGGTCTCTTGAGACAACAGTAGAACTGCTAAGCACTAATACGATTGACAGCGGCGTCAATACGTTTGTTCCAGGGGTCAAAGGTGCGACGGGCAGTGCAACGTTGATGTATTACCGGCTTGAAAGTGGAGAAGGTACATCATTGACAGAATTCACTGAGTTGCTGTCAAAAATTATGAAAACCAGTCAAGTTACTACAAATGACAGAGTCACTATTGAATTAAACGTTGCTGGGGGAACGGCTTCTGCGACAAGCGACAATAACGATATTAAGTTCTCTGCATACATAACCTCTGCAAGCCTGTCTGTGAGCACAGGCGAATTAACAGTGGTTCCAATCAATTTTACTGTTGACGGCGAATTTGATCGCGTTATTAACTAATGGCTTTTTACCTTGGCAAGCACGGTAACATCCGGCTGCGTCGAGGCTCCGATATTTTCATTGGAAGCATTGAAGCCTCAATTGATCCTGACGACGTAAATACAGTCTTGGAGCGCCTTGGTGTTGACGGTGCTACTGACAACTTATTTTCTGGCGATAAAGTAGATATAGTTACAGCAGACAGCCGTGGGCTGGCTTTTATTCCATCATCAAATTGGAGCAGTGGCGTAATTGAAGATACATTTAGTATTTTTGTCAATGTCAATCAAGCTGGCGGGCTAAGGCTTTACCCGAGCTTTCAAGACGCAATTAATAACGTCAGGGCCAACGAGATAGACTTGCAAGCATTCACAGGAAGTCCGATTGCCATAACTGTGTCAGTCAGAGACACGCGCTACAATATTATTGGCAATGTGTCGCGATACGAGTTCAACACATCCCGCGATTCGGTTGATCTCACAACACTTTCTGACAAGTACAAGCAGCAACATAGCGCAGGTTTAATTAGCGGCAGCGGCCGAATTGAATGCGCTTTTGATTACACAACTCTTGGTACTGCAGAGGCTCCAATGATCATGCTGCAAATTATTCAGCGTCTTGATCTTGGTTCTGCGTTCGACATTGCTCTGTATCTCACCGACAAAGAGGTTGTCCCTACTGTTCCAAATATTTTCTACCAAACAACTGCTGTTACAACTTCTACTGGTATTAACGTAGAAGCGGACGGGCTTGTTTCATGTACCATTGATTTTGTTGCTACAGAAGAAATTAAGCTGGTTATAGGCAAACCTTCCGAGTACATCTTGAAGCAAGATGACGATCGGATCAGAGTTGAACATGATTTGGATTTCCTTCTTCAGGAGATAGAGGACTAAACTGGAGCCAAACGTTCCTGTCAACGGAGTAGGGCCTTGGCTGACCAAAGAATTACAGAGCTGAATGAGCTGTCCAAGGCTGGCGTTGCAGCTGTTGACGTTTTGGCAATCGTTGACATCAGCGGTTCTGAAACCAAAAAGGTCACCACTAAAAATTTAGTAGACGCTGGCCTGGATCTAATCGATGTCAGCACCATTGACCTCGACAAGCTCGATCAAAGCAGTTCAACCAAAATTGGCACCACTGCGGTTGCAGAGGATGCAATCACTTATGCAAAAATTCAAAATGTTACAGCAACAGATCGTTTGCTGGGACGCAGTACGGCAAATGCTGGCGTAATTGAAGAAAT